TATTCTATATCATAGGTAACTATAGATGTAGGATATTGTACCGTGGCTACAAAAACAAGAATACAATGGATTCACTCCATCACTGGTGAGGAGGAGTGTCTTATTTTATCACCCAATCATATTTCGTTTTAACATTTGGTACATGTTGCGAATATTATTTACGCTACCAGTCTACACAGTAGACACTTTTTGTTCTTTATATAAGAACAAACAGATACTTTTAAATAAGATCTGTGCACTTTGCAGTGTGAAAGCAGAGATGCTATACATCTAGTGGCAATTTTATTGTCCAAGATAGTGTATACTTTGGTTATTTTTGAAACACTATAAAGATTTGATAATCTCATACTCTTACGACTAGATAGTCATCTGTTTTACCGAATTGTTACGTAAAGTTAGAAACTGGTGTTTTGTTTTCACAAGAATTCATCCAATTCTGGAACTATATGTTGACCATTACAGTATGGTAACATTTGTGGACCGTTAATTGAATCTATTGAGACAAAATGTTAACATTTCAACGTTACAACAACTAACTGGTACAGGTAATCTGTTGTGAGCTAGAACAGTTCCTATACGTACACCGCGTATGGCAGGTATTTGAGACCCCTAATGGGGACCTGGTTCGATACTGAGTATTCTAGCAATACCGACGGCATCCGTAACAATGGCGTAGCACAATAATTTAGATAATGAACGTTTCATATTGAAACCGGAAATTTTAAAAAGTTGTGTGTCTTGTCCGTTTTAGCGATGTTTTAATCAAATCATCAAATTTGACGCCCCGACTTTTCTCCCCCCAAAATAATCATGACAATGTCTTTTATTCGAGGAAGTACGGACAAAATCTCAAAAGAAAAGTCACAGGGAGGCAGTGCCCCCATAAACTCCACCATTACTAAGCCGGAAGTGGAGACAGTTCAAGATTCTGAACTATTAAACAATGAAGTGAGTGATCACTTCACCTACACTAATGAATCTCCGAGATTTACCATTAGTGGACCAAAGCCCA